ATGCTGACATCGAGGGAAATTTATGAGAGACTAATAACTGGCTACGGCCAGCCTGACTGGTGGCCGGGTACTCCTTACGCCATCATGGTTACAGCTATACTGGTGCAGAATACTGCATGGAGCAATGTTGAAAAGGCGGTAGCTGAGATGGGAGAGCGGCTGATGCCAGAGTATATCGACAGCTTGACGGAGGAAGAATTGCAGCCCTTTATCCGTTCCTGCGGTTTCTATCGTGCCAAGGCCAGGTATGTAAAAGCCTTGACCGCATGGTTCAAGGGCTATGGCTATGAGGTAGGGCGAGTGCGGGAAAAGTCTCTGCATGATGTGCGGCAGGAGCTGCTGGCCTTGCCGGGCATTGGTGCAGAGACGGCAGATGCCATTCTCACCTATGCATTCCGTATGCCATCTTTTGTGTTGGATGCCTATACACGGCGGTTCTTGGAGCGGCTCGGTTACGGCTTCAAGACGGACGAGGAACGGCGGGCGTTTCTGACAAAGGGGATAGAGCCTAGTGCGGATATGTACGGCTGGTATCACTGGGCATTGCTGGAGCATGGTAAGGCTCGATGTGGGAAGAAGCCTAAGTGCGAAGGGTGCGTGTTTGGGGATGTTTGTCGATTTATGGATTAGATAGGGGTGTTTTATGCTTCCGGAAGAAGATAAAGAAATGATGCGGCAAGGATTTGATACCCAGTTGAGCGAGGAAGAAATTGAACGCCTGTACAGTTTCGCTGAAAAAAACGCAATGGAAGAGCTTGCAGGCGTTGACATAGAAGAATTAAAGCGTAGGGAGAGATTATTTCCTATCTATAAGCCGGATGTGAAACTGAGCCTGCGTGTGCATTTGCTCGCAGTCAGAAGATGATGCGATTTATCCATCCGAAGTATGATGCAAATAAGGAGTTATTCTTCACCAAAGCACAGGAGAGTGACCATTTTCAAAGCCGCTTCATTACTGGTAGCCGCATTGTTACCCGCATGAATGCCATCAAGGCTTTGGGATTGATTGTTGCAGCAAAAACAGACAAGGATTTGGATACTGAGCTGTTCCAAGCATCCGAACGGGCGTGGAAACGGATGAGCAACATCTTCAAGAGTTTCCATGGAGTGAATATGCCGATAGGCATGGCTCTCGAAGCAACTAACGTCTTTGATGCTTCTGAGGATAATGTTTTGCATGATGCAGTAGCGGTGTTCCTGTATTTCTGCGACAAATACAAAATAAACCCGGAAATGGATGACCCAATGTACCGTCACGCAATGGCGGCTGTGGTGGACAAAGATGTGGCTTTTTTGCGTCCGTTTTCAGAAATATTGCATGAGGCCGTGGAGGAGGAAGGCACAGGAAAAGACTTGGATGAACTGATGCACATAACGCTGCAGGTCTGCGGCAATGCACATAGCGTAGCAGAGCTGGGGAAAAACTTGCCAATTGAAGAACCGGAGTTTGGAATGTTCCAGATACTATGGGATTTTGCTCAGTTGGACAATGTGCCGATGAGTGCCTATGAAAATGAGCAGTTCTCGAAAAGGGAAATCCAGGACATCTTTTATGTGATGCGTATGCATATGGCGCGTGGTGACTTTCAGGTGGAGGATATCAACAAATACTTTATCATGGGCTTGATGATTAGGAGCTTCTCGCGGCTCTATCATGAAGCCGTTGGTGTCATTGAGCGATATGCCGGTATCGTAAGGGAATCAGAGCGTTACAGGGAACTGGACAGGAAGATAGCGGCACTGACCTCGAAAGCCAATGAACAGACAAAACTGCTGGAACAGCGGCAGGAGAAACTCAACGAAGCTCAGAAGGAAATTGACCGGGCAAAACGCCATGAGTACGAACAGGCTGAGGAACTTGAAGCTGCCAAGGAACGGGTAGCGGTGCTTGAATCACTGATGGCTGAGGATGATGCTGCTGCCGATGATACGCTGCATGAAAAACTAGCTGTTTACACGACAGCACAAATTGATACAGTGCGTCATGCCAAGGCGGTTGTATTCGGAGGCCCACCCAACTGGCAGGCTGAAGTAAAGAAGGCAGCACCGGGCTTTAACTGCGTGTCGGTTGACAGCAAGGGATTTGATGCCAAGATAATCGATAAGGCTGATGTGATTGTGTTTAGGACCGACTATATGTCTCATGCCCAATGGTACAGAGTGGTCAAACGGGCAAAGAGCCGGGGCAGGAAAATTGTGTATTGCAGGAATAATATAGATATGCTCCTGCGAAAGGTGGCCAGAGCATTAAACTGAACAAGCAAAAATGGTGGAACCAGATTATGACTTCTGGCTCCACCATTTTTTGAAAAAGGATTGCCCCTATTATTTTTAGACAGTGTATCTGGCTTGCGCTTCGCGTACTACTTTGCTGAAGTCGTTCTGTTGTAAGGCGCAAATGTCGCTGATGATAGTACCCAGAGAACCTACATAGTTCTTCATGACTGGATGGTTGGCGGCTCTTTGGTAAATTGGACTGTCACTACTAAGGTAAAATTTGTGATTTTGTGCGCCAAGCAAGGCAATTTTATCATCGCTAAGATCGCTATCATAGGTTATTAAATGCCAGATAGCCTTGATTTTATGGCGTGCCATACTGTTCATATCGGCGGACGACACCTGTTTCCAGCGTTCCCTGAGAGTGCGTTTGCAACTGATACCTATAATCCAGCCATCTTTGCATTTGAACCATTTATCAACCTCCATGTCTGCTTGGAAGTGTTCTGGTTTGGCGCATTCAGGTAGACGGTAATAATCAAAAAGGAAACTGGTTACGTCTTCCAAACTACCGCCAGCACGTCTTTTACGTTTTTGGCCTACACGTCGTTCAAATTCTTGAATGAAAGCAGTCAAGACAATATTTTCGTCAGCAGCGGTATGTTGGAAACGCATCTGCTTTAAATTTGTTCTGAGTTTCGCAAATTCGTTGATGATTTCGTTACGTTCGGCTGTCAGACAACCTCTGGTGCCAAGATTATCCCATTCGAGAATAACGCGGTCAGCTTTTTCAGGCCCCAAGGTGCTTAGAATATAGCCAGCGGTTTCCTTGCAGTATTTCTTGTCATCGTCAGGTATGCGGTCCATTGCTTCGTTGGTAGGAAGTACGATGTACCTTACAGCAATCAAGAAAGCTATGATATCACTGATGGATTGGGTGTTATGCTCCATTGCATCAGCAAAATATTCACCTTTTTCATATGCCTTGGTATCTTTTTTATAGGCGGCAAGGATACCCTCTTTGATGATTTTCCTACATACCAGATATTTTTCTTCTGTGTTCATATGCTTTGTGGACAGAATATTCTCGATATTACCGGCAATTTCACTCAATTGCTTAGACTTTTGGGTACCGAAAGCTCCGAATTGGTCTGTCTGAACTAGCATTCTGGCATACCAGTATACATTATCCCAGGAGCTGGCTTCCATATTTTCGCTTTCTAAATGGCCTGTTTTCACATCTTCTGCCATTGACTAACCCTCCCCAAAATTGTATAGTGTCAATAAGAGGACAGATTGACCTTGCTTTGACACTTGATAATTAAGATTCTTATAGAAAGGACATGATTATTATAACACAAAATGTAGCTTTAGAGCTAAATCGTAGTGCAGAACTTATAAAAGCCAAACGTCTGCGGTTGCGCATGACTCAGAAGGAACTAGCTGATGCAGTTGGGATGCCGAAGTATGGTGACCGTACAATACGGCGTTGGGAATGTGGTGATAGTACACCGTCTGCATTAGAATTGACCAGCATACTTAATTTTCCGGAGACAGTGCCCTTCGCATCTGTGAAAAACGCAGACTATACTATGATTGACCTCTTTGCAGGCATTGGAGGTACCAGACTGGGATTCCATTTAACAGGTCGTGTACGCCCTGTCTTCAGTAGCGAAATTGACAAATTTTCCGTTAAGACTTATGAAGCAAATTTTGGCGATACTCCGGCTGGGGACATCAGGCAGATTGATGCTGAGGAAGTGCCAGAGCATGACATACTGGTAGGGGGCTTTCCTTGTCAGGCATTTAGCCGCGCTGGTCTTCGACTGGGATTTGAAGATACAAGAGGAACGTTGTTCTTCGAAATAGCCAGAATTATGAAAGCTAAAAAGCCAAAGGCGTTTCTGTTAGAAAATGTTAAGAATTTGCTATCCCATGACAAAGGGCATACTATCGAAGTAATTAAGAACACACTGGCTGACTTGGGTTACCATGTTGAAATACTAATGTATTCGGCTAAGGATTTCGGTGTACCTCAGCATAGGGAGCGCGTTTATTTAGTGGGATTTCTCAAGGATAAGGTTCCCAATTACGATGCATTTGAAGCACCGGTACCTCCTTGTACTTCAGTTTCTGTCGGAGATATCTTAGAAAAAGATACTGATGAAAAGTATACCATTTCCGATGCACTTTGGGCTGGGCATCAGAGGCGCAGACGCAAGAATATAGCGAAAGGTAATGGCTTCGGATTTGGATTGGTGGATGCGGAAAGTCCTTATACGAATACAATCCCCGCCAGATATTATAAGGATGGTAAGGAAATTCTGGTTCGCCAAGAGGGGAAAAATCCTAGGAAATTGACACCTAGGGAATGTGCCAGATTGCAGGGATTTCCAGAGAACTATATTATACCTGTGAGTGATACCCAGGCATACAAGCAGTTCGGTAATTCGGTTGCAGTTCCGGTTATTCATGCTATTGCGGATAATATGCTCAAGGTTCTTGATAAATCCTGAGGGATGGTGAATTTGCATGGATGTTCTAAAACCATCACAAAGACGGCATAATATGCAGAGCATCCGTGCGAAGGATACCAAGCCTGAAATAATGTTACGGCTGGCTCTATGGCATAAAGGAATTAGGTATCGTAAAAATTTGAAAACGCTTCCTGGGACACCGGATATAGTACTCACACGCCAAAAAATCTCTATTTTTGTGGATGGGGATTTTTGGCATGCGCATGGTCATGAAACTAACCCCGGAGAGCAGATAGCTTCTAATAAGGACTTTTGGGTAAAGAAATTGACGCGTAATGTAGAACGGGATCGTGAGGTTAATGATGCTTTAACTGAATTAGGATGGGTAGTGCTACGTTTTTGGGAGAGCGACATAAAAAAGGACTTGCAAGGGTGCGTTGACGAAGTGCTTAAATATACATGAGGCAACGACCTGATAAATGCAATAAACAGCCCTGTCAGAACATTTTATGTTAACTGATGGGGCTGTTTCTTCGCCAATAAAAATGGGTATGTCAGATGTATTTTTCTGCTACTTTCCTCATGCGCTTGATTCTATCATAGAATGTTGATTTTGCGATGTGAAGTTCCTCCATGACATCCTTGGCATCATAGCCCTGCAGGAAAAGCAGACACATGTCATAGAGCCTCTTTTCCTTATGTTTGAGTTCTGCAAGGATTTCCTTGGTAGTAAGTCTAGCTATTGCGGTATCAGATGTTCTGTCGCAAGTTGCGAGTTCGATACCTTGCTCGTCGAGACATTCGATGGATGCGTTGTTGCGTGTTTGTATATCGAGCTTGCCGGCATTGGGACATCCGTAGCATGACTTGTGGTCGCAAACAATCGCCTTTCCAGTCTTCTCGCTGGTAACTATGCAACGATTTTCATACAAGCCATGATCATTGAGTTTCTTGTCGTAGGCAGGAATGAACGCCGCAATGCTGACGGGCACTTTGACTAGATAGCAAAGCTGGTTGGTTGCACCGATTTTACGCATGGCAATCCCCTGGATATCAGGATGGTCATAACGTGGGCCGTCTGTTACCGGCATGTAGGCAATAGTGTTGTTGTTCTGGACTTTTTTTGACATTTTTGTCTCGCTTTCTGCTCTTGCAGGAAGCGGAGTCCAGAATGGCTATAAGAGCGTGGTTAGTCACCCAGAACGGCATACATCCGACGATGCTCCGCTTCGGTTGATGTGACCTGCCCACGCATTGGACTGGTTGCACTATTCAGTTTTCACCTAATCACGAAGTGATGCGTCCCTAAGTGGCCACTAGGGCACTGTCGCGAATTGGTGTTGTTCCTTGATTAAATGCTATCAAAATTGTATAGATAAGTCTTTTATTTGAAATTATATTGTTCTTATATATTTGGTGATTTTTTTTATATTGCAGTTATATTGAGAGGGGTTAAGGTGAAAAATGACATATTCTGAATTCTGTAAAGAAATTTATGGTGATAAAGGTTATGGTAAAAGTTGTGCACTGAAATTGACTTCACAATCAAGTATGGCAGAATTTTTCTTTAAGATAGTTTTTCCATTTGATCATGATTTGTTGCCCAAAACTCCTGGTGCTTACGACAAGTGGTTTAGCGGTGAAAATTCTCCAGTGAATAATTTATGGGAGCTAGTAGTGAAAGATCTGAAAGAAAATAAAATGGCAGAAGAAATTAATGACAACATCGTAGAAACAAGACTTAGAGATGCGCTTTTAAGATTTGGAATTGAAATCAATAGTGATGATAAAGCAGATGTTAATGCCTTTGCTTGGGCGATTACAATGCAATTTAAGAAAATAGCTGAAGGAAATGGTACAGCTGATGATATCGTTAATGAGCTTTATCACGAAAGATTGGAACAGAAGAATAAAAGTATTCTGTTTCCACAATTATTGAGGCGTTTGATATTAAATGAGCTAAAGTATGAATTTATTTTGGCTTGTGGTGCAGATGTAGCAAAATTCATGGATACAGTTATAAAAGAGCATGACAATAAAGTGGAAAATGATATTTTGTCGTGTGTTAATTATGCTCCAGAGGAATGGGAGCCTCAACATTTAATTGACTGGCTTAAAGTATTGAATTTTTCGGATGAAGGCTTTAAATTTTTTGTGGAACAATGCTTTGATCCAACATTAAAAGATATGCATGATTCTCAAGGAAAACTATTTGATCAACTAGTAAACAAAATCGACTCTTATTTACGTCATGATTATTTGTGCCTTGAGAAAGTTGATAATTATGGTGCCCTAAATGTGTATAAAATAAAAAGCATTTAATAACTACAGTCGTCAATGTGTGGAAGTCTTAATGTGCTTAAAACTTTGTCAAATAATATCAGTCCTTTCTATAGAACATCGTCTCATACCCATCAGCTTGTAGTGCAATGCCTGTAAGCCACGGCGGTGCCTGTCCCATTACCTCACAGACATCTTCGACTGGAACATCCATAGGGCATTCAATGATAAGCTCGTCATGGACATGACCGCAGATATACTGCTCGCGCAGATTTCGCATGGCGTAGCAGAGAATGTCACGGCTGACAGCTTGGACAATATTCTCTACGAATTTTGGGCCGTAGGATTCTAAGCGGCTCCATTTCTTCTGCCCGTCTGTGCCCATGTAGGTCACGGACTCGCCACCGAATTTGTTTATTCCCATGCGTGGCTTGACGTAAGATAGCCTGCGCCCGGAGGGCAGGGTGATGAACAGCATGCCGGACTGCCATGAGAAGTGGATGTTGCCGACAGAGGAGGGAATGTGTCGCTTGACGGCATTCTTTACGGCTGCATCTACCTGCCACCAGTAGTCGGTGATGTGCGGATTGGAGTTACGCCATTTCTCAACCAGGCTGGGAAGTTCTTCTTCGCTAAGCCCCATATCTAAAGCCCCCATAGCTTTAAGGGCACCAACGGAGCCGCCATAACCGAGTGCCAACTCTGCAATTTTACCCTTCTGACGCAGGTGGTCATTTTCGCCGTGCTTTACGACCTTGCAGTGGAACATTTGGCTGGCGCTGGCGCAGTAGATGTCACCATTATTTTCAAAGACCTCAAGTCGCCACAGCTCTCCGGCAAGAAAGGAGAGCACTCTGGCTTCGATGGCTGAAAAGTCACTGACCACATATTTATATCCGGGCTTGGCCACGAAGGCTGTGCGGATAAGCTCTGATAGGACATTCGGCACGTTGCCGTAGAGGAGTTTTAGCATATCAAAATCACCTTGTCTGACCAGTTCCCTTGCGTCTATCAAATCGCTCATGTGGTTCTGGGGGAGGTTTTGCAGTTGGATATTGCGCCCTGCAAAACGTCCGGTGCGTGATGCGCCGTAGAAGAGGAACATTCCACGGCATCTGCCATCGGCACAGACCGTGTTCTGCATAGCCTCGTACTTTTTGACGGAGCTTTTGGAGCTTTGCTGACGGAGCTTGAGGACTTCGGCAATATTGTCTGGTACTGTCTTGATAAGCGCAGCCACATCCTTCTTGCCTAGACTGTCGGCGTGGATTCCTTGGCTTTCAAGCCACCCCTGCATCTGGGGGACACTATTCGGATTCTCCAGTCCGGTCAGTGCTGACATTTCAGCCATAAGCTCATCATGGGACTGCTGGTTTATCTGGATAGCGTTATCGACCAGTGCATGGTCAATCATGATGCCACGGTCATTGATGTTTTCGCTGATGTGATACTCGTCCCAGACGGATTCCGGGACAGGGTAGTTTTGCAGGCGTTCCGTTATCTGCATTTCGACCTCGACATCACGTTTGTTATATTTCTTGAACAGTTCCCATTTTTGGCGGTCGTGTTCCGGAAGATTCCGGGTGCGGCCGCCATTTGTTTTTGTGGCTTTGCAGGGGACGCAAAAATAACGGATGAGGTCTTTGCCCTCTTTGAGTTTCTGCTGCTCGAAGCCAAGGACGGCGCCAACTGCCTCAAGGGAGAGGGGAAGCCCGTTGTAGGCGGCAAGCGTCATGGAGCATTTCCATGAGGAAGGGTCGAGGTAATTGCCAACGGTATCGTCCGGGCTGCCATAGGAACGGAAGAGGTCAGGGCGATTCTTCCGCAGCCACGCAGATAAGCAGATGCGTTCAAAACTGGCATTATGCGCCCATTTCGTTACGGCAGGGTCAGCGATAGCCGATAGAATCTTTTCTGGTGGCAGTTCACCACAGGCCATATCATAGACAGCAACAGAGCCACTGTTGACGGATACACCAAACAGCAGAATCTCAAAGTTGGGCGATTCTGTGTAACGATATACGCCACATTTGCCAAGGTCGATATCGCTGTATGTTTCAATATCGATTTCCAAGGTATTAATATTTTCCATATGCATGTCCTTTCTGCTTAAAAAGCAAGGGCAGCGGCACCAGCCGCCACCCATGTGTAAAGTTATAATCGTGATTTATTTCAGGAAATCGTCATTCTGCTCATCGTCATCATCGGAGGCATCTGCCGTTACATTGGCACCGCCAAGCGGCTCACCATCGCGGAGCTTCTTCAGACCGTTGAACCCGGCTGCGATGCCCTTGTTGCCATTCACGTTGTAGGCGTAGAAGTTAATCATGGCCTTGCCGTAGATACCGCTGTAGAGTTCTGAGCTGTCGATGATTTCGTTGCCGTCTGCATCGAATGCCTTAGGCTTGCGTGTGCTGCTGCAGTTGATGAACAAGCTGCCAGCATACGCTGCATCGCCCGGACGGTCTTCATCTCCATCGCGCAGGGGCGTGTGCAGGCTTTCCAGCTTCGGCACGACCTTGCCGTTTCCGCGCAGCTTGCCCTGGCCTTCGTCATAAGCAGCCTTGATGGCGGCTTTGACCTTGGCGATAGTTACCGTGTCGGACTTGGGGATGATGAGGCTTGCGCTGTATTTCGGTGTCCCGTGTCCGTCCATGGGTGCCTTCGGCTCATTGGCATTGAGATAGCTAAAACGAGTGTTCTTGCCGGTAACAACAGTAGTAGGTGCTTTCATAGTCTTATTCCTCCGTTTGTTCAAAGTCAGCATTTGTGACTGTATTGTACTCCGGATGCTTGTCGCTTTCTGCGACCAGCACCGGCTTCCCGTGTGGTTTTATGATGAGACCTGCGAGAAGTTCTTCAAATTGCTTCTTGCCCAGCTTCTTGGTCATCGCAGTGATGCCAAGGAGCTTTTTTTCATAGGGGTCATAGCCAGCCTTTTGGACTGCCTGGGCCACAGCGTCCTCGTCTGTATATTTCCGATTGGCACGGCCCTCGACCACTTTGTAGCCGTAGTAATGTGTTCCACCCAGTGCCTGCTGGAGTGCGTAATCCTGCACATCTGATGCCCAGGACATCATGCCGTCCAGCAGGGGCAGGATCGCGGCAATTTCCTCGTTGGTGAGTTCTGCCGGTTCCTGAAAATCCTTATTGTTGATGCCAAGGTTATATTCGGCACGTGCCCGGCAGGTGGCCTTAACCTTGCAGAATTTGCAATGGTCACCAGCCTGGAATTCACCTTTGCCAGCTACTGCCAACTTAGCTGCCGGGGCGAGTACGGTGTCTGCCCATTTCAGCAGCTTTTTCGTGGAGATTTCCCAGGAGTCCACGTTCTCGCGCCTTGGCTGATAGATGGTGAGACGGACCAGTTTGATGTTATACAGCATGCCGAAGGTGTCGAGTGCCCCAAGGGCATAACACATCAGCTGACTGTTCTCCGTGGCATTCACCAGCACACCAAGTCCGTGCTTGTAATCGGTTATCTGCAAGAGCTCATCGGCTATGATGACGCAGTCGCCAGTTCCAAAGCCCTCCGGTACCCAGCGAGAGAAGTTCAGCCTTTGCTCTATGCCGATGAAGGGATCATGGCAGAGCTTTTGGGCTTCTGCAACCTGCTCCATGACGAAATCCCTGTAGCCTTCGGCACAGTCCAGCATTTCCTGACTATAATGCGTAAGCTGCGACATCGGGTTTTGGGCGGGCCTGCCCAAAGCCTTATTTAGCAGATACTCGCACAAGCTGTGCGTTTCCGTGCCTTCCAGAGCGTAGGGGCTGCCACGGTCTGTAGCCTCGTCATTGAGGACAGCTGACCTTGGACAGGCAATCCACCTCGCGCTGGAAGATGCGGAGCAACGTGCGTGTTTAGGCATCGCCAATCACCTCGGCATCTTTCATGATGGCCGAAAAGAGTTCCGGATGTCCTTCCAGTTCGGTCAGGCAGCTCACATTGTACTTATGCAGAAGTGCCTTGACCTCTGGTCCATGTCCCTGGGCCGCTTTGCCGGACAGGGTGCCGCGCACTTTCTGGAAGGGGATTTCCTCGACAGCCTTTTCCTCCTTGGGTTGCTTGGGTGCGGCTTTTACTTTCGGCTCCGTCTTAGGCGGTGCGCTCTTTTCCTTGGCCACTTCCGTGTCGGCGATTGCATCTGCGACAAGCGCAAAGCCCTCGCTGATTTTTCTCAGCCCTGCGACCAGGGCATCTGTATCGTTTTTTTTCATTTCGTTTCCTCCGCTTGGCTTTGTAAATGTGTTCCGGCATCAGCCTGGTCTGGTCTCTTGCTCTGTTCATGACAGTCCTCCATAGCAGTTGTTGTTTGCCTTCACCATATATCCGTGGTAAAAGGCTCAATTTTCCGGCATGACGGATAACTTTTTTGTTCTCCGTCTGCCTTCACTCTGTATCCGTGGTAAACCGGGTAATTTTCCGGTTACTGCGGATATTTTTTTGCGGAGTCGCAAGAAATCCGGGCTATTAAATGAAGTTTATTTTTTTTGCGAAGAAGCCGGACAAACAGCTGTTTTACCACGGATATATGTTGAAGGCGAGGTGATTGACGTGACTGAGCAGGACAAGAAGCCGATTGTCTACATCTGCTGTCCGTATAGCGGCGATGTTGAGACCAATACGAAAGCCGCAAGACGTTATGCAAGGTTCGCAGCCGAGCAGGGGCGTGCGCCGCTAGCCGTAACGCTCATGCTCCCGCAGTTCGTAGATGAAGCTACGGAGCGTGAACTGGCCCTTCGCATCGGCGAGGAAATCCTCTCCCGCTGTGACGAGGTCTGGGTCTGTGGTGACCGCATCTCGGAAGGGATGCGCTCGGAGATCAGGAGCGCGCAGCAGAAGGGCATACTGGTTCGGTATTTCAATGAGGAGGACATCAAATGTACGAAGTGAGAAAAGATTGCAAGTGTCTCAACGGGCAGTGTGTGGAGACCTTCAGCAGAACAGTCCGCGAAGGTGATGCAGGCTTTGAGGTTGAGGTCGGCACTAATGGCTTCAAAGGTGATAACAGCCGTGTATATCTGAAACTTGTGAACTGTGGCCAGAATAACTTCATGTATCGCTTGGTGAAGGACAAGAGCAACAGAATCATTGGCGTTGAGCTTGCCTTTGATGGTGAGAGTGCGTTTGCCATGCTGATGAAGGCGGCAAATTTTGCCATTGATGTAATCTGCGACCGGACGGAAGGATCTGCTAGGAGGTGCGGGATTTGAGGGAGTTTACTTTATATCAGGCAGATGTGTGCGGGCAGGAGCGCAATACTTCCTATCCGCACAAGCTCATCATCCGGAGCACCGCTGACATGGTGGCTGCCGTGGGGAAAGACCATACCTGTGGTTTGTTCAGAAATGACCACCGCAGCAATGATGCCTTTCTGGAATGCGATGTGGATGCGATGGATAACGATAACGATCACTCTGATGTACCGGCAGATTGGATTTCGGCAGAGCAGTTTGCAGAAGAGTTCAGCGAGGTGGATTTCGTACTGATTCCCAGCCGCCATAACAATAAGCAGAAGGGCGACAAGTCTGCCAGACCACGTTACCATGTGCTGTTTCCACATAAAAAAATTACGGGTAGTGCAGAATGTGCGGCTCTCAAGCAGGAGATACATCAGCACTATCCGTTCTTCGATGGTGGTGCGTTGGATGCTGCAAGATTCCTCTATGGCAGCGAAGTCCAAGCGGAGGATATCATCTGGCATGAAGGCTCGATGGACATTCAGGAGTTTCTGGCAAGGAACGCTCCACCGGTTGGCACGATTCCGCAGGGCAAGCGCAACTCTACTCGCAGCCATTACGCCGGCAGGGTGGTCAAGCGTTTTGGCTTCAGCGAGGAAAGTAAGGCGGTATTCCTGATTGAAGCGGATAAATGCGACCCACCGCTTTCGGATGCGGAGCTGAATAAGATTTGGAACAGCGCAGGCAAGTTTGCGAGGAAGGTGGCATCGGCTCCGGGGTATGTGCCACCGGATGAGTACAATGCCGTGTTGCCTAAAGGGCCAGCCGGGTCACTTAAGCCACTGGATTATAGCGATATCGGTCAGGCTAAGGTGCTGGCTTCTGAATATGGTGATGAGCTGAAATTTAATCAGGCCACAGATTTCCTGCACTACAACGGCGTTATTTGGGAAGAATCCCTTCAGTCAGCCGTGGGGGCTACGGAGCAGTTCCTTGACCTCCAGCTTGCCGATGCACAGCTGATGGTATTCCAGACCAAGCAGGCGCTTATCAATGCAGGGCTGACCGAAGATGACCTGGATGGCAAAAAGCCGCTGAAGGACTCTGGTGCGGATGTGATTCGCTTGTTTGGGGAATATTTGACGGCTCTTGGCTACCTTGCCTTTGTGATGAAGCGCAGGGATATGCGCTATATCAAATCGGCAATGGAGGCATCCAAACCGATGCTGTTCGTGGAGCATTCCGAACTCGACAAAGATGAGTTCCTCCTGAACACGCCGGAATCTACCTATGACCTGCGTCTGGGCCTTATGGGCAAAATGGAACACAGAGCGGCTGACCTTATCACGAAGGTGACATACTGTGAACCCGGTAGCAAAGGCGCGGAACTTTGGCAGGATGCCTTGCAGAAGACTTTTTGTGGTAATCAGGAGCTTATCGATTATGTTCAGGAAATCGTGGGGCTGGCGGCTATCGGCAAGGTCTATGTCGAGGCCCTGATTATCGCTTATGGTGAAGGACGCAACGGCAAGTCCACATTTTTTAACACCATCGCGCGTGTACTGGGTACCTACAGCTGGGCGCTGTCTTCCGATGCCTTGATTGTAGGCTGTCGCCGCAATGTGAAGTGGGAGGTCACTGAGCTGAAGGGCAGGCGGTTCGTCATTGCAGCGGAACTGGAGGAGGGCACGTGGCGCAGGCTCATCGTGATTCCCTTCAATGCGGTCTTTGAAAAGAGCAGCGACCGCAAGAACTACGCCGACTATCTGGTAGAAGAAGCCGGCCCTGCGGTACTCAGTTGGATTATTGAAGGTGCAGAACGTGTCATTGCCAAAGGGCATAAGCTGACCAATCCCAAGATTGTGCAGGATGCCATTGATGCTTACAGGAGCGATAACAACTGGCTGAGTGCATTCCTGGAGGAGTGCTGCGACACCGGTGAGACTTGCAGGGCTAAGTCCGGCGAGCTGTACCAGGAGTACCGTGTCTGGTGCGAGATGGTAGGGGAGTTCACGCGCAGTGCCGCCGAGTTCTCCAACACGTTGATTAACTATGGCTTTGAAAAGAAGAAGACTAAAAAAGGCATGGTCTTTAAGGGGGGCTCCTTAAAATCTGCCTTTGATGAATAATCCGTCACCAAATTGTGCGTGAGGTGCAAGCGGTGAAGGACGAAATGGCTCATTAGCCTATAAATTTTATTGATTTTGGTAAAAGGTGCAGGACGGTGCAAGGTAATTACACTTTATATATATAAAATTAAAATTCAATTTTATATATATAAAGGAATAGGAATAGCCTTCACCCTCCTGCACCCATATGGAGGAAAGACTTATGAATAAAGCATTTACAGACATTGACGCAGTACAGCCGCTGAAGCTCAGCGAGGTCTATTCCATGATGAAGACCATCAAGCCGGGGGACAAGGTGGAGTTTGATAGCGTAGGTGCATGCGACACAGCAACACAGGCCAACCGCAATACGGCAGCAACCATTCCTGCCACGGCAACAGTAGAGAAGGTTTATCCGAGGTATGTAAGGACGAGACTCAAGGGCGGTGCAGCCGAGTGTGTCAGCTGGGACAGCATCCGTCATTTGAACGGCAAGTCGTGGCCGCTGTATGCAAAGGAGCGCAGCTGATGACGGAAAAGCAGGTCGAGCAGAAACTGGTAAAGGCTGTTAGGACTTGCGGTGGCCACTGCATCAAGTGGGTGGCTCTGGGCTGGAATGGTGCACCGGACAGGATTGTTCTCCTGCCTGGTGGCCGTATCGGCTTTGTCGAGGTAAAGCGTCCCGGTCAAAAGCCTCGGGCGATACAGATAGTCAGGCACAGGGACCTGCGTGAATTGGGATTTGATGTATTTGTGTTGGATGAGCCAGGGCAGATTCCTGGCATCATTCAGCAGATAAGGGGGATTGATGATGTCAGTTCAGATACGGCAGTGGGAAAATCTCGCCAATGCCATCATCGTCAAAGCAGCAAAGGACTATCGTGTGGCATACAGGGTACTGAAAAGGAATCCGCAGAATACGAGAGCCACCGCTGAATTTCGAGAACTGGTGAGGTTTTTCACCAGTCTGTGGTACAGCGAACTTACAGATGTGGATGGCGAGTATCTGGTGAGAAAGTTAAACGAAAGCGTTGATGGCAGCCGGAAGGAGGCGATGTCCCGTGAAGTTCATACCGCATGATTATCAGGCATATGCAATCGAGTATGTGAAGAGTCACAAGATTGCCATGCTCCTGCTGGATATGGGCTTGGGTTAGCAAGACCGCAATAACACTCAGTGTCATAGCCGACCTGATGTTTGACAGCTTTGAAGTGCGAAAGACACTGGTCATAGTACCACTCAGGGTAGCAACGTCAGTCTGGCCGGCAGAGAAGGATAAATGGGATCATACAAGGTTCCTGCGGATGTCGGTCATGACGGGCAGTGCCAAAAGCAGGATAGCGGCACTGAACACAGCTGCCGATGTTTATGTAATCAACCGCGAGAACATCAAGTGGCTGGTGGATTATTTGGAGAAGAACAGGATGCCGTGGCCGTTTGATTTCGTGGTGATTGATGAGCTTTCCAGTTTTAAGAACTGGAAGGCTCAGCGTTTCAAGGCATTAAAAAAAGTCAGACCGTTCATCCAAAGGATGGTTGGCCTGACTGGCACCCCGGTGCCTAAAGGCTTGATGGATTTGTGGGCAGAGGTCGGCATAATTGACCAGGGAAAGCGACTGGGGAGGTTCATCGGTAAGTTTCGTGAAACGTACTTCAAGCCCGGAGCGATGAATCCATACACTGGTGTGGTCTTTGATTACGTGCCACTCCCCAGTGCAGAGCAAAAGATTTATGAGCGCATCTCGGATATCACCATCAGCATGAAGTCGATGGACTACCTTGAAATGCCGGAGAAGATTTCGGTGGAGCATGCGGTCGAGATGGACTCTGATGAGCGGTCACTCTACGATGAGATGAAGAAGGAACTGGTACTGGCCATCAATGGTGAGGTCATTGATGCAGCCAATGCAGCGGTGCTTTCCGGCAAGCTGCAACAGATGGCAAACGGTGGTCTGTATGCCAGCGATGGTTTTGTAAAAATCCATGACCGCAAGCTGGATATGCTGGAAGACCTCATCGAAGAAGCCAATGGCCAGAGCGTTCTGATAGCCTACTGGTATCAGCATGACAAGGAACGCATTATGGAACGGCTCACGCATCTTGGCTATAAGCCCAGGGAAATGAAGTCCTGTAAGGACATCGAGGACTGGAATGCTGGTAAAATCCAGATAGCATTGATTTCCCCAGCATCAGCCGGGCATGGACTGAACATACAGCAAGGCGGGCATATTCTGATTTGGTACAGCCTTTGCTGGAGTCTTGAGATGTATGAGCAGACCTGTGCCAGACTGTGGCGGCAGGGACAGAAGAATGTTGTAACCATTCACCATATCGTATGCAAAGGTACGGTGGATGCCGATGTCCTTGCGGCTTTGGAAAGTAAGAGCAGTACCCAGCAGAATCTTATCGATGCCGTGAAAGCACATCTTACATGAGGAGGCATAGCTTTTTATGACAGCAAAAGAATATCTCAAACAGGCATTTCACATCGACCGCAGGATTAATGACAAGCTGGAACAGATTAGTTCCCTGCGTGACCTTGCGACCAAGGCCACAAGCATCATCAATGACATGCCGGGAAGTGCCACGCATGATCCGCATTCCATGCAGGAGGTCATAGCCAAGATTATCGATGATGAGGCAGCGGTCAGTGCAGCTATTGACAGGCTGGTGGACTTAAAGCGCGACATCCGTCACACGATAGAGCAGGTGCCTGACGAGAATGAAAAGATGCTGCTTGAACAGCGTTACCTCAGTTTTAAGTCATGGGAACGTTTGGCTGAGGATATGAATTTCAGCCTGCGCTGGGTTCACATCATGCATGGGCGTGCCTTGAAGGCAGTCGAGAAGATTTTGGCGGCAAAATCCTAAAGAGTGCACAAGAATTCACTTTAATTCACTATAATTCCAAACTCTAGGCGTGATATGATAGAGTCAGCAAAAAAGGATAGAGGTATAGCCTCGGAGGAGAAATCTTCCGGGGCTTTTCTATTGATAATAATTGAGGTGAAGCCCATGCCAATGAAACCAAAGCGGCCATGCCGATATGGCGGTTGCCCAAAGCTGACCAATCACAAGAGTGGTTACTGTGTAGACCACCGCAAGATGATGGAACGTCACTACGAGCACTTTGCCCGTGGCTATGACCATCACAAACGCTACGATGAGCGGTGGCGAAGTATTCGGAACAGGTACATCAGTCGTCATCCCTTATGTGAGTTGTGCCAGAGCCACGGCAAGTACAAAGCAGCACAGCTGGTTCATCATATTTTGCCCTTGGCAGATGGCGGCACCCATGATGAGAGCAATCTGCAAAGCCTGTGCATCAGCTGCCATGAGAAGATTCACAAGCGGAGTCGCAGGATTTACTGAGGGGGCAGGGGCGGTATCAATCTCTACGTGAGAACAGATGTCCGTCCGGCACCTGCCCTCACGCGAAAAAATCGTTTTTCAAACAGGGGAATAGGGCGGGCGGCTTCAATGTCCGTTGGCTACCGATACTATGGGGCTTCACGGCGATAATGTTGGCTCGTGAATTCCTTTGAAAAAAGCAGATTTTGTTTGAAAAACGTTTGAAAAAATCAAGAAATCAAAGGCTGAAAGGGAGTGATGAAGATGGCCAAAGACGGAACGAACAGGGGCGGCGCCAGAGCAGGAGCCGGGCGTAAGAAGAAAGCCCTTGCCGATAAAATCAGCGAAGGCAAAACAGCCAAGGTGACGGTGCTCCCCACGGCCAATCTACAAGGCATGGAAATGCCCGCTCCCAAGGAGTACCTCAAAGCACCCCAAAAGAACGGGCAGGAAAATTACGCTGTGGAGATTTACGAAAAGACATGGAACTGGCTAAATGAAAAGGGCTGTGCCGAACTGGTCAGCCCGGAGCTTATCGAGCATTACGTCATGACCGTGTCCCGTTGGATTCAATGTCAGGACGCAATCTCCAATTACGGATTCCTTGCCAAGCATCCAACGACTGGAGCAGCTATCGTATCGCCCTATGTGAACATCAGCTTGCAGTACATGAAGCAGGCCAACCAACTGTGGTACCAGATTTATCAGGTGGTCAAGGAAAACTGCTCGGAAGGATACAGCGGAGCCAATCCGCAGGATGACGTGATGGAGCGTTTGCTTCGCACAAGGATGAAACATTGAGGAGGTGTACTTCTTGGGAAAAACAACTACAGATATGCAGCTTGTCCCTATCGACAAGTTGGTGCCATACGTCAACAATGCCCGGACGCATTCGCCGGAGCAGATAACCAAACTGCGTTCATCGCTACGAGAGTTCGGCTTTGTGAATCCTGTCATCATCGACAGGGATTTCAATGTCATAGCTGGACATGGCAGGCTAATGGCAGCCAAGGAAGAGCATATTGCTGAAGTGCCATGTGTGTTTGTGGACTATCTCACCGAGGCACAGAAGAAAGCGTACATCCTTGCTGACAACCGCTATGCCATGGATGCCGGATGGGATGAAGATATGCTCCGTGTTGAGATTGAGTCCCTGCAAGGTATGGAATTCGACCTTGGTCTGACCGGTTTTGACGAAAAGGAACTGGCTGACCTCTTTGCTGATGAAGATGGTGATGCCAAACAGGATGATTTCGATGTGGACGAGGAACTGGAAAAGCCGTGTATCTCCAAGGCAGGAGATGTGTGGAACCTTGGCAAGCATCGGGTTATCTGCGGTGATTCTACCTTGCCGGAAACCTACCAGCGTTTGCTCGGTGATGAACAGGTAAATCTGGTATGCACCGACCCGCCATACATGGTAAATCTTGAAAGCACCTCCGGCAAAATCAGGAACGATGACCTCTCCGACAAGGAGGCATACGAATTCCTGACCAAAGCCTTCGGCTGTTTCCATGAAGCCATGGCAAAGGATGCCTCGATATATGTTTTCTACGCTACGGCAAAAGCCCGCATCTTCCATGGCGCTTATGAAGATGCGAGCTTTAAAGTTGGGGCAGGGTTGGTCTGGAAGAAGAACCGGCTGGTGCTGACGCGCACTGACTGGAAGTATATACACGAGCCGATTATCTGGGGCTGGCGCAAGGATGGCAAACATACATGGTATGGCGATCAGAAGCAGACCACGGTATTTGAATTCGACCGCATAAAGAATTCAAAGGAAGATGGCTGCGGTCATCCGTCCAGCAAGCCAGTGCCGCTTATTGCTTATCTCATCAAGCAATGTACCCAGACAAATGGGCTGGTGCTGGATGGCTTCCTTGGTTCGGCATCAACGCTTATCGCCTGCGACCAGTTGGGACGCATTTGCTATGGCGTGGAATTGGAGCCGAAGTTTGTGGATGTGGCGGTAGCAAGATACATTGCCGCCCATGATGATAATTTCGCGGATGTGTATGTGGAACGGGATGGGGAGAAGATTCCCTATGCCGATGTACCAAAACCGAAGGAGGACTGACTTATGCGTGTATTTCTGAATCCTGGGCATGCCCCTTGTGGCTGCCCTGACCCCGGTGCTGTCAATAGTGGAACGGGACTTAGAGAATGTGATGTGGCCAAGAATATCGCCGACCTTGTAGAGAAGCATCTCACCAAGGCCGGCATTTCTGTATCCGGTAATTTGCAGTCGGATGATTTGTATGAGGTGGTCTGTGCCTCGAACAACATTGACGCAGATGTGTTTGTATCAATTCATTGCAATGCCTTTAACGGTGTAGCCAATGGGACGGAGGTTTGGCACTACCACACTAGCAAATACGGCAAACAACTGGCTGAGTGCATTCAGCGTCAGATTGTGGATGCGCTGGGGACGGAAGACCGTGGCGTTAAGGGTGCAGAGCCAGGAAGGAACGGTCTGTATGTACTCTCGAATACGGATGCCGTAGCGGTGTTGGTGGAGACGGCTTTTATCGACAATGCCGAGGATGAGGTTTTGCTCCGCACCAAACAGGACGAGTTCGCCCGTGCTATTGCCAGGGGCATCACGGATTTTGAGCAGGAGACATTGAATCAATGACAGAACAGAAAAAACTTACATTGGCAGTCTCTTTGATGGCAGTGGAGGTTTTCCATTGGGAGCAATCCTGGCTGGCATCGAACCAAGGTGGGCGAGTGAAGTGGAGCCTTTCCCAATCAGGGTGACCACCAAGCGGCTGCCCATGGTCAGGCATTATGGAGACATCAATCAGATACACGGTGGCAAGGTCGAGCCAGTGGACATCATCACCTTTGGCTCCCCTTGCACCGATATGAGCATTGCCGGCAAGAGGGCAGGACTGGACGGAAAGCAGTCCTGCCTTTTCTATGAAGCGGTGCGTGTAATCAAAGAAATGAGGGAGGCTACAAATGGCAGATATCCAAGATTCATTGTGTGGGAGAACGTCACCGGGGCATTCTCCAGCAGCAAGGGACGGGACTTCCAATCCGTCCTCACGGAAATCGTCCGCATCAAAGAACCACAGGCTCCCCCGGTGCCTATGCCTGAAAAAACTGGCTGGCCTTATGCCGACATTCTCATGGGAGATGGATGGAGCATTGCGTACCGTGTTATGGACGCGCAAGGTTGGGGAGTTCCACAAAGGCGGCGCAGGATCTACCTTGTCGCAGATTTTGCAGGCGGTTGTGCATCCAAAATATTATTTGACACCGAGAGCCTGCTCGGGGATTCTGCATCGTGCTTTAGCTCGTGGCAAGGCTTTGCCGGAAAAATTGCGCCTGGCCTTGGAGCGGCAGGCCAATGCGTAAGCGCAGGATTTTGTACGGAGCATTCAGCCAAGAGCCGCAGCATTGGCTACGAGGAGGAAAAGTCACCGACACTTCGGGCTGGAGTGGTTCTTGCCGCCATAACTACTCAACAGGCACAAGTTTATGAAAACCATAGCATGGATTCCAGATACACGGGGCCGCTGGAGGTTGCCCCAACGGTAGCTAGCACCTATGGCACAGGCGGCAACAATCAGCCACTCGTTACAAAGTTCTGGGATGGCAGTGAGGTAGCAGGAACAATTACCGCCAGCAATGCTGCAGGACAGCAGCGGATGTCGGATAAAGATAATTTCAACGCTGTGGTCAGTACCGTAGATATACGACTGACTTCTGAGGGAACGAAGAACGCTCGCCACAACATTTACGAAACCAACATCTCCCGCTGCATAGATACATCCGGCAATACTCCGGATGCCAATCAGGGTGGCCTGGCTATCGTTCAGCAGGATGAAGCCTATGCCATGACCACGGGTTGCTACACGCAGGTGGAAAAAGAAAAAACGCCCACGCTGATGTCCAGGGACTACCAAGACCCAACGGCAGTATGCTGCGGGATTGGCAGGGATGCTTTCAATGCCGGAGCCAATGCCAAATTCGCACCGTCCTTTGATGAGGAACTGCAACCTCCCATGACGGCCAGAGGACCGGGGGCTGTACAGAAAGGTTTCATCGTTCGTAGGCTTACACCTTTGGAATGTTGTCGGCTCCAAGGTTTCCCAGATTGGTGGTGCAGCAATCTGGGTGCGGAAAATCCCACGGAAGATGAGATGGCTTTTTGGCGTGAGGTCTTTGAAACGCATCGGAAAATCATGGGAACCGCCAAAAAAGCAAAGACTGACAACCAAATCCGCAAGTGGCTGGCAAATCCCCATACGGATAGCGCCGAGTACAAGATGTGGGGCAATGGAGTAGCACTTCCCTGTGTCTACTATGTAATGATGGGCATTGCCCACTTCGCTAAGGAAAAATGACCAAACAAAGCATAAATAACTTGCTATTTCCTACGCTTTACGGGAATATGTGACTACCTGGAGAAAAGGAGGTTTTGAAAATGGAAGTAAAGTACAACGTCAGCGGTAACTGCCGCAAAGAAATGGTGAAGGTAGTCAGTGAGGCTTTGGAAGGCTGGGAAATCAAGTATCTTGGAGCACCAAGTTTTTCCTACCAGGTAGGAGACTTCGAGATAACCAAAGATGGCACCCTGATTTTTGCCGACCGCACGGACAGCAAGATGGTAGAGGATGTTCTTGAAGCCTTGGAACAGGCAGGCTTTCCTTGCGAAGCCCATGAGGATTTGCCGGAGGAAAAGCAATCGATTGAGGAGCAGGAGCCTGCAGAAGACAACCTTTCCGTTAGCTTGCCGAGGGATTCATTCACGGATGTTACCTTGGAAAATCTTGACCACCTGCTGGAGAGCAAGGGCAATCTTATCAAGAAGGCATTTGGCATCGAAGAAGCGACTTACACACTCACGGAAAGCGACATTACGTTTACTTGGCTGAAGGGAGAAGTAACGCCGGAGAAGGCAAAGGCAACGCAGAACTTCATCAGCAAGCTCTGCGAGATGGCAAAAACGCAGAAACGGGTGACCGCCAAGGCTAAAGCGGTGGACAACGAGAAATACGCCTTCCGCTGTTTCCTCCTGCGCCTTGGGCTGATTGGAGCCGAGTACAAGGAAACGCGGAAAATCCTCATGGCGAACCTTTCCGGCAACGCCAGCTTCAAGTCCGGCAAAAAGAAGGAGGTTGCTGAGCATGAACAGGAGTAACAACATGGGATTTCCAAGCAGAGAGGAGGTGGAGCGGCTGCGCTCCATCTACCCTCTGGGGCGTATTGTGATGCTGGTGGAAATGCACGATGAACCGCAGGCACCGCCGGAAGGAACCGTTGGGGAGATAAGAGGGGTGGATGATGCAGGCTCGATTTTAGTCCGCTGGGACAACGGCTCCAGTCTAAGCCTTATTCCCAACGTGGACCGCTTCTATATTCTCAAGCACAGACCAGAGCAGGAATGAACCTTTCATAAACGCTGTGTATACACACTTATTAGCTGGATAATCTCTCTCACTAGAGTGATATATACAGTAAGGAAAAACAAGACAGAAAGGGGATTTCAAAATGAATGCGAATACCGCCAAGCAGATTGAGAACATGAAGAAACAGACCATTGGGGTGGAGGTTGAGATGTACAGCATCAGCCGCCAAAAGGCATCCAAGGTTGCCGCCGACTACTTCGGCACCGGACGCTACGAGTACACGGCAGACCGCAACGGTTACTACACTTGGAGCGCATGGGACGGACAGGGCAGAGAATGGAATTTCCAAAGGGATGTCAGCATCGATGCAGAATCCGGCAACGAACAGACCGAATTGGTAACGCCCATCCTGCACTACGAAGACATTGCCACCTTGCAGGAACTTCTTCGCAACCTTCGCCACGCCGGAGCCAAAAGCAATCCCCGCCACATGTGCGGAGTACACATTCACATCGGCAAAGCCGACCATACGGCACAAACCTTGCGGAATCTCGCCAACATCATGGCAAGCCACGAAAGCCTGCTGATTGCCGCCATGAGGCTTGACCAAAACCGTCTCGGACGCTATTGCCGGACGGTCAGCCGGAACTTCCTCGATCGGCTCAACAAGAAAAAGCCACAGGCCATGCAGGCCTTAGCAGACATTTGGTACGAAGGAAAGGGCGCAAGCTACGGCAGACATCAGCACTACAACGAAAGCCGGTATCATTGCCTAAACCTTCACGCCACATTCACCAAGGGAACCATTGAGTTTCGGCTTTTCCAATTTGCCAACCCCACGGCAGATAAAAAGGGAGGCATTCACGCAGGCGAACTCAAAAGCTACATTCAGCTTTGCCTAGCCCTTTCCGAAATGGCAAAGGAGGTAAAGACAGCAAGCCCCAAAGAACCACAGCGGGAGAACCCAAAATTTGCGATGCGGACTTGGCTGATGCGCCTTGGATTCATTGGGGAGGAATTTGCAACCGCGAGGGAAATCCTCACAAGGAACCTTGAAGGCGACGCCGCCTTCCGCTTTGGCAGAAACAGCCATTAAGCAATAACCCCAAAAACACCCGCCGCAAGGCGGGCTTGTGGTGGTAGAAGCAAATGGATGTTTCTTCGAAAGCAGAAAGGACGGCTGAGAACATGAAAACGAAAATTTACATTGCCTACGGAAGCAACATGGATTTAGCCCAGATGAAGTTCCGCTGCCCCACGGCTAAACTACTGGGGACTGGAATGCTGGAGGGCTGGAGGCTTATGTTCAAGGGGAGCAAGACTGGGGCTTACGCCACCATCGAGAAGGAAAAGGGGCAGAAGGTGCCCGTGCTCCTGTGGAGAATCACCGAGGAGGACGAGGCCAGCCTCGACCACTACGAGGGCTTTCCCACCTTCTACTACAAGCGGGTCATCCAAGCCGTGAAAACGGACGAGCACGGCATCCGCTGCGGGCTGACCCGCGGGATGGCCTACATCATGCACGAAGACCGCAAGCTGGGGATTCCCTCCTGCCATTACTTCGAAACGCTGTACAAAGCCTATCTGAAGTTCGGCTTTGACGAGGACATTCTTGGCGATGCCTACGAATACAGCTGGCCTGCGGACTGAAAAGTATACACAAAAGTTATCCGAAAATCGCTTGATATAAACCTCGTTTAGAGCGAACATACACATACCGAAAGGGAACAACCAGACAAGCGAAGGAGGATGCAACCATGTGAAGCAAAGGCGAAATTGAGATTGAAGGCACCAAGGTTCAGTATTGGGTAAAGCACTACGAGGAAGGTTCAGAATTCGGAATTGACGGCGGCAGAATTTCCAAGCTGGAATGCCGGGCGAACGGCAAAACAATCCTTCACTACGAACGGGGATGGGACATGGAACCGGATACGGAACTTGGCTACCAAGCCTACGCAATTCTGATGGAAAAGTTCAACTGAGATTGGCAACAGCCGGGGACAGCCCTTCGGGGCTGTTTCTCGTTGAAGTATACACAGAAATTATCCGAAAATCGCTTGCTATAAATCGCATTAAGAGCGAATATACACATACCGAAAAAGAACAACCTAGACAAGCAAAGGAGAAAACCGAAATGAAGACGATTTACAAACTCGAGGGAAAGAAAATTAGCAAGAAGGCCCTGATTGAGAAGATGGGAGCTGAGCGGGTCAAGAGGATGACCGAGGAAGCATGGGAAACCACCATGGAAGACCCTTACATTAGCAACGACTTCATGACGGGGAACGGGATGCTGAACATTTCCTTCGAAGGATAAAGAAGGGGGGAGCCGAAAGGCTCCTTTTTCTGTGGGAGGTGATTGATTGCGAAAACTTACCGGCTACAAGCCGACTGACTTTATGGACAAGGATTCCCATTACGACAAAGGGGCTGCGGACTTTGCCGTGGCCTTCATTGAAAGTCTGTGTCACACCAAGGGCACCTGGGCGGGTAAACCCTTTGAGCTGATTGACTGGCAGGAACGAATCATTCGGGACCTGTTCGGCATCCTCAAGAAAAACGGCTATCGCCAGTTCAACACCGCCTACGTGGAGATTCCGAAGAAGCAGGGCAAGAGCGAACTGGCGGCGGCTGTGGCTCTCCTGCTCTGTTGTGGCGATGGGGAGGAACGGGCAGAAGTTTATGGTTGTGCGGCTGATCGCCAACAGGCGGGCATCGTTTTCGATGTGGCTGCTGACATGGTACGGATGTGCCCAGCACTTAACAAGCGGGTGAAAATCCTTGCATCGCAAAAGCGGATGGTCTTTCAGCCCACCAACAGCTTTTACCAAGTGCTGTCGGCAGAGGCCTACTCCAAGCATGGATTCAACATTCATGGTGTGGTATTTGATGAACTGCATACCCAACCAAACAGAAAATTGTTTGATGTCATGACCAAAGGCTCAGGCGATGCCCGTATGCAACCGCTGTATTTCTTGATTACCACGGCAGGAACGGATACGCAGTCCATCTGCTATGAAACGCATCAGAAGGCATTGGATATTCTTGAAGGTCGCAAAATTGACCATACTTTCTACCCGGTTATCTACGGAGCTAAGGAAGATGAAGATTGGACAAGTCCAGAGGTCTGGAAGAAAGCCAATCCCTCACTGGGCATTACTGTTGGCATAGACAAGGTTCAGGCCGCCTGCGATTCAGCCAAGCAGAATCCGGGGGAGGAGAATTCCTTCCGGCAGTTGCGACTGAATCAGTGGGTGAAACAGTCCATCCGCTGGATGCCGATGCATAAGTGGGATGCCTGTGCCTTTCCGGTTTCGGAAGATGAATTGGAAGGACGTGTCTGCTACGGTGGGCTTGACCTTTCCAGCACCACGGACATCACGGCTTTTGTGCTGGTGTTCCCGCCATTGGATGAGAGCGATAAATATGCGGTGCTACCGTACTTTTGGATTCCAGAGGATAATGTGGATTTGCGCGTGCGCCGTGACCATGTACCCTATGATGTTTGGCAACGGCAGAGCAAGCTGGAAACTACGGAAGGCAATGTGGTACATTACGGATTCATCGAGAAATTCATCGAGCGGCTGGGGGAGAAGTTCAACATCCGAGAGATTGCCTTCGACCGCTGGGGAGCGGTGCAGATGGTGCAGAACCTCGAAGGCATGGGCTTCACCGTTGTTCCCTTCGGTCAAGGTTTCGCCAGCATGAGTCCTCCCACCAAGGAATTGATGAAGCTGGTCTTGGAGCAGAAAATCGCCCACGGCGGGCATCCCGTTCTGCGGTGGAATATGGACAACATCTTCATCCGCACCGACCCTGCCGGAAACATCAAGGCTGACAAGGCAAAAAGCACGGAGAAGATTGATGGAGCGATTGCCCTCATCATGGCTCTTGACCGTGCGATTCGTTGCGGGAATGTGAATGGGGAAAGCGTGTATGAGAGCCGTGGTCTGTGGGTGTTTTGAGGAGCTTATACTAATCTTCGATTAGTAGTGGACACTGATTACATCAACAACATCATTTATACTCAAGGAGTATCTGACTTCAAGGTTGCGTAATATATTGTCATTTTGTCATTGAAGATTAGCATTATACATTCCCTATGCATTCTGAACTACGTCGAATATTTACTAATTTCTTCTATGTGAACATTTTGCGATATCATTTTTGCGAAATAATAATATAGCTATGTTATGATTATCTGCTATGACATCCTCAATTAGAGTACAATGTTTTTGTTTATGCACCCTTTTTTTCTGTAAATCAAAATCTGCTATACCACCGCATATAAAATCAGCAACTCTAACAAATTCGTCGTAAAAGATTTTTTCTTCGATATTTGCTGGTATGCATTCTTTTATATGGAAATATTTATCTTCCGGCAGGTGGTTATAACACATGCAATGTGAAATAATTTCATACATAACCTCATAAATAGAGTTATAACAACTAGTCATTTTGTCTCTGTCAGACAACCATGAAAAAATTTCAACACTCTCTATTTCTCGAATTATTAAATACCTTATGTATGATGCAAGAAATGTCGTGATGATAGTTCTTGACAACAGTTTATAGTTAAAACTTTTAGCGCACATATCATTCTTGAGTTTCTTTAATCTCTCCTCAAGTTCGTTATAATGCTCTATCATATGCGGCGTATTAACTTTCCACTTATTATTTATCATGTCAAGAACATCATCAATTAATTGATTTAAGGTATTGTGATCCTTCCATTTATTGATAAAGCTGTTTTTTTCTATCAAGAAATTAAAACTAAAAAAATATCCTTCATGTGAAAAAGAACAAAATTCATTAGAAATGCTACGACAATTTTTTAAATCTGTTTTTTGTAAAGAATCAATCAACGTAGACCACTGTGGAAAATCTAAAATATATGGATATATAACGAAAGTAATAACATCATTCGGCTTGCCTTTATCATCAATACAGTAATCGCTAGACATAAACCATTTTGTTACATCGTGAAACCTATTTGTAAAAATCCTAAAGTCATTGATAGTTGATCTGTTGACCGTATTTTCAAGAACTTGAAACACTCGTTCCATATTTCCTTTACCTCCCTTAAATTTTGAAAAACAATATGACTAGGAGCGTGATACCCATGAACTTTTTCACAAAAATTTTCCGCTCACGGGACAAGCCCACCAACCGCTACCACTTCAGCGACTGGCCGTTCGTTTTCGGAAAATCTGCCGCCGGAGCAAAGGTCAACGAGTTCACAGCCATGCAGACCACAGCGGTTTACGCCTGCGTCCGCATCTTGGCGGAGTCCATCGCAGGATTGCCGCTTCATGTCTATGAATATCGAGGGAACGGGAAAGAGCGTGTGCCTAGGCATCCGCTCTATTTTCTTCTCCACGATTCCCCAAATCCCGAAATGACATCTTTTATATTTCGAGAGACGGCGATGATTCACCTTCTTTTGTGGGGAAATTCTTTTTCCCAGATAATCCGGGATGGCATGAGGCGTGTGGTGGGGCTGTATCCGCTCCTTCCCAACCGCATGAGCGTTGACCGGGACGAGCATGGGGAACTGGTCTATACATACACGCCAATGTCGGACAGCAATCCCAATCTCAAGAGTGGACAATCCATCAAGCTGCGCAGGGAGGATGTCCTGCACATTCCGGGACTTGGCTTTGACGGCTTGGTGGGCTACTCGCCCATAGCGATGGCGCGGAACGCCGTGGGCATGACCTTGGCTTGCGAGGAATACGGCTCTTCCTTCTTCGCCAACGGCGCACGTCCCGGCGGTGTCCTGAAACATCCCGGAGTTCTCAAAGACCCTTCCAAGCTACGGGAAAGCTGGCAAGCCGTCTACGGCGGCACAGCCAACACGGGCAAGGTCGTGGTCTTGGAGGAAGGGGTGGACTACCAGCAAATATCAATCCCGCCGGAAGAGGCGCAGTTCCTTGAAACGAGGAAGTTCCAGATTGATGAGATTGCGCGGCTTTACCGTGTGCCGCCACATATGATTGGTGACCTTGAAAAAAGTTCCTTCAATAACATTGAGCAGCAGTCATTGGAGTTCGTAAAATACACGCTGAATCCGTGGGTGGTGCGCTGGGAACAGTCTTTGCAGAAAGCCCTGCTGAATACTGCCGAACAAAAGAGGTACTTCATAAAATTCAACGTGGATGGTCTGCTCCGTGGTGACTATCAGAGCCGCATGGCTGGCTATGCCGTAGGTCGGCAGAATGGCTGGCTTTCTGCTAATGATATCCGTGAGATGGAAAATATGAACCCCATACCCGAGGAGGACGGAGGTAATCTCTACTTGATTAACGGCAACCTTTGTAAATTGAAGGATGCCGGGATTTTCAGTAAACAGACTGGAGGTAAAAATGAAAAAGCGTAAATTTTGGAACTGGGTGCGCGACGCCGATACAGGCGAGCGCACCCTTGTGCTTAATGGACAAATTGCCGAGGATTCATGGTTTGGGGATGAAATCACACCGACAATCTTCCGTGACGAACTGATGAAGGGCGAAGGAAACATCACGGTTTGGCTTAACTCCCCTGGCGGCGATGTGTTTGCGGCAGCGCAAATCTATAACATGCTCATGGATTACAAGGGAAATGTCACTGTTCGCATAGACGGTCTGGCGGTTTCAGCAGCATCCATGATTGCCATGGCAGGAACTACTGTGGAGATGTCTCCTGTGGGCATGCTGATGATTCACAATCCCAGTACGGCAGTCATCGGCAACACCAAGGAAATGCAGGCGGCAATCCAGATGCTGGACGAGGTGAAGGAATCCATCCTCAATGCCTATGAACTGAAAACTGGTCAGCCCCGTCAACAGTTGTCCGACCTTATGGATGCGGAAAGTTGGATGAACGCCAAGAAAGCTGTGGAGATGGGCTTTGCCGACAAGATTCTGTTCGCAAATGAGAATGAGGAAAAGCAATCCGAGGGTGTTGAAGCAATGCTATTTTCCCAGCGGGCAGTTACCAATTCCCTTATTGACAAGATAAAGGTGCAGTCGCTGAAATTCGTCAAGGCAGCTGTGCCGGACAACCGTGTATCCGCAGACGCTCTCAGGAGCCGTCTTAACTTACTTATTCACTGATTGGAGGAATTATTTATGGCAAATGTTATGGAACTTCGCAAGAAACGGGCACAGCTGTGGGAAGGTGCCAAGGCTTTTCTGGACAGTCACACGGATAAGGACGGCAAGCTTTCTGCCGAAGATGCTGCCGCCTATGACAAGATGGAGGCAGATGTGGTGGCTCTCGGTAAGGATATCGAGCGCATGGAACGTCAGATGGCGATTGATGCAGAACTTGCCAAGCCCACATCTGAGCCGATTGTCAACAAGCCTGCCGCTAAGGTGCCGGAGAAAACGGGCAGGGCAACTGATGAATACCGCAAGGCTATGATTGCCGCCATTCGCAGCAACTTCCGCAATGTATCCAACGTCCTACAGGAAGGTGTTGATACCGATGGCGGTTATTTAGTGCCAGAGGAATACGACAGCCGCCTGATTGATGTGCTGAACGAGGAATGCATTATGCGTAACCTCGGTACGAAAATCACCATCAGCGGTGAGCGCAAAATCAACATCGCCGCCACAAAACCTGCCGCATCGTGGATTGAGGAAGGCGGTGCTCTCAGCTTTGGAGATGCCACCTTCGACCAGATTATCATGGATGCCTACAAGCTCCATGTAGCGATCAAGGTTACGGAGGAACTTTTGTACGATAGCGCCTTTAATCTGGAGAGTTACATCATTCAGCAGTTCGGCAAGGCTATCGCCAATGCCGAGGAGGATGCTTTCCTCAATGGTGACGGCAACCATAAGCCCACTGGTCTTTTGACCACGGCGCAGACCGGTGTCACCACCAGCGGTGCATCCATTACAGCAGATGACCTTATCGAGCTGGTCTACAAGCTCAAGCGCCCTTACCGCAAGAGCGCAGCTTTTATTGTCAACGACCAGACGTTGGCGGCAATCCGCAAGCTCAAGGATGCCAACCAAGCGTATATGTGGCAGCCCTCCTATCAAATGGGCGAGCCTGACCGTCTGCTGGGCTATCCGATTCACACTACACCTTTTATGCCTACGGCAGAGGCAGGCAAGACGGCGCTGGTGTTCGGTGATTACAGCTACTACAACATCGGTGACCGTGGCTCTCGTTCCATTCAGGAACTGCGTGAGTTGTTCGCGGGTAATGGCATGATTGCCTTTGTTATGAAGGAGCGTGTAGATGGTAAGCTGGTACTGCCAGAGGCGGTGCAGATGCTGAAAATCAAAGGTACTGCTGGCAAGGGCTGATATGGATTGTTTTAGGGAGATGCCTTGATGGTGTCTCCCTGTTTTTATGGGAGTGATGGCTTATGATTGTTTCCCTGCCCAAGGCAAAAGAATATCTCCGTATCGACACGGATGCCGAGGATGATATCGTTCGCAAGCTGCTGCGGTCGGCAGAACAGCTGTGTATGGATGTGGCACGGCTCAATGCAGATGAGTTCAAAGCCTGCGGTGCCATTGCCAAAACGGCTGTGTTATACACAGTGGGCTATTTATACGAGCACCGTGACGATGCTAACCACAAGGCACTTACCATGACGCTCCGTTCCCTGCTGATGGGCATTCGCCGGGAGGGATTCTGATGTATGTATCTTTGAGTGAGTTGCGCCAAAGGGTGAAAATCCTGCGTCCAACAGTTGAAGAGGACAGTGTTGGAAATCTCATTGAGCAGGGCAGGACGGAGGTAGCAACGGTTTGGGCAAAGGTTCTGCCCTATGCCGCCAAGATTTCAGATGTTTATGCCGAGAAGGTGGATGAGGTAAATTACCGTGTGGTTATCCGTTACCGAGAGGATATAGAAACCACCGACCTCCTGCAATGGCGCGGTAAGACGCTGATTATATCAGCCCCACCGTATCCTCTGGACGGTGGTCGCAAATACCTTGTTATGGAGGCAAAGGAGCTGGTGGAAGATGGCTAAAGGTTACCAGTCTGCCGAGGCGATTCTTAGGGAACTGGGGGAGAATGCCACCAAGGCCGCCAAGGATGCCTTGGCAGATGGAGCGGAAATTGTCATGCAGGAGGCAAGGAACCGCTGCCCTGTCTATAAGGGCAACGACCACCGTGTGGTCAAAGGTGCTTTGCGCGATTCTATCCATACCGTCAAACAAAAAGGCGGTGCCAAGTACAAAATCATTACTGACGCTACATCCCACGATGGCATTTTTTACGGCAAGCTGGTGGAATTCAGCCCAGCAATCAACAAGCCCTTTATGTATCCTGCCATGGATGCCAGGCGAGACGAGGTCAGGAATAAGATAATTGATGCGGTAAGGGAGGCACTTCGCAGAAAATGAATATCAAGGAAAAAGTGTATAAGGCTCTGAGTACGTCAAGGGAACTGACATCATTGCTGGCAAGAGACAGGCGGTGCCGGTGCGTTTATCCCGGCATCAGCCCCAATGCTGGCAGCTACCCAATCATTGTCTATAATGTCATATCGGATGTGCCAGCCCTTACGGCAGATGGTATCGAGATGGAACGGCGCATCACCATGCGGCTACAGATTCTCACTAAGGACGGACATTATGAGCATATCTATGATGCGATGAATAAAATCATGAAAGGGCTGGGCTTTATGCGCCGTCAGTCTTTGGAGATGGCGGAGCGCGATGTATTTGTGTTTTGCGTGGATTACGTAATTGGAATAGGAGTGGATGAATAATGGCAGAAATGAAACCGGCTAGCAGAATGGTCAGCGGACAGTTTATCAATATACAGCGGCTGCATGTGGCAAAATTGCTGACGGATGAAGCCGGGGAAACAGCAACGTACGATACCCCCGTTGACTTGGGCAAGGTACTGCGAAGCATTGACATCAAACCGTCAAATTCGAGTGCCGACCTCTATGCAGACGGTCAGTCCATAGACACAGCCACAAACACGGCATCCTATGAACTGACCTTCGATACGGCGGCTCTGCCCTTGGAGTATGTGGCTTACCTTTTGGGGCACAAGTGCGAGAACGGCGTGATGGTTGCCAACAAGGATGATGCTGCTCCGTATTTTGCCGTGATGTTCCAAAGCGACAAGCGGAACGGTAGTAAGAGACTGACAAAATTTTTCAAAGTCATGTTCCAGGAACCCTCGGTCAAAGGTTCCACCAAGGAAGAAAACATTTCCTATCAGACACCGACCTTGACCGCCAAGGCTATCTATCGCCTATCGGATGGCAATTCCTACACCTATGCCGATACCGAAAGTGCCGGGCTGGATGCAGAAACTGCAAGCAACTGGTATACCACGGTTTAAGGGAGGGCTGACCTATGGACACACCGCAAATCAAAATCAACGGCAAAATCATCCAGCCAGCCCCACCCAAGATGAAGGTGTGGCGGGAGTTCCTGGCATTTTTCGATAAGGACAAGGGCAAGATGACCGTGGAGGAATTTCTCTCGGCGCATGTTGCCCTTATTGTTTTAGCCTTTAATCAGCCTGGGGTAACGGTGGATTCGGTAGATGAGAATTTGGAAATAGCCGATGTCGTTCCGTTGGCACGGCAGCTTTTCGAGTGGCTGCAGGCTCAGACCTTTGCCAAACTGGTAAATCTCCCAAACGGGGAAACGGAGGCAGGGGAGTGAGCCTGTCTCCGTACCAGAATCTGCTGCTCTACTATGAGCGGCTGCAGCAGTCCTACGGCTGGACAATGCAGGAGGTGGATGAGCATGATATAGATTTTTTGCTTGATCAGCTGACCGTCCTCAGTCTGACGGATGACAGCCGCCATCAAAAATACATTGACGATGTCCTGTAGGAGGTGGGCAGATGGCAAAGCGTGGGCAGAAGATAGATGAACTGTATATCAGCCTTGGCCTGGACATTGCCCGGCTCCAGCTGGACTTTGACACGGCAGGTAAGACGGTATCTCAGGCAGTATCGCGGCTGAATACCAGAACTAACCAAATAAAGCTGAAGATGTACGTTGACCTTGCCAGACTTGAGGGCGTTGGCTCGGAGTTGGACAGGTTGAAGGTTAAACATGAAGCCATCAATCGTCAGTTGGATATACAGCGGCAGAAGGAAGAAATCCTCGCAGCCGTTCTAAAAGATGCCCAAAAGACCAACGGCAATGACAGCGAGGTTGCCCAACGGGCGCAGACAAACCTGCTGAAACAGCAGAAGATTGTGGCTCAGACCGAGGCGGAAGTCCGCAAGTTGAATGCGGAGATGGCAAAACTTGGCGGCACAATCGCTCAGACTTCCGGCAAGGCAGGAACCTTCGGTGCCACTATGGCAGCTGGTATCAGCAAGACAAAAAGCGGTGTGGACAGTCTGGCAGGTGGATTCACCATGCTGTCCGCCAAGGCGGCAGCAGTTATGGCCATCTTCTCCACGGGAGCAGGATTGTTCAATCTGACCAAGGGAGCCATGGAGTCCGGGGAAAATCTGTATCGGCTGACCAAACGCCTCCATACTACGGCGGCAGAGGCGGGTAAGCTGAACCGCACTTTCCAACTGGCAGGCATGGACGTTATGTCCATTGTTCCGCTGATTGCCCGTCTGGATAAGCAGATGGAGACTGCCGGGGAAAATGGCAATGCTACCACTCAGGCTATGGCACGTTTTGGTATAACCCTGTTAGACCAGGCTGGCAACCTTCTGCCGCTCAATGAACAGCTCGACCAATTAGCCAAGGGGTATAAAAACGCCATGGAGGCTGGGCAGGAAGAAGCCTATACCGCAGAAGTCCTTGGTGCCCGTGGTGCGGCACTCATTCCACTTCTTGAGCAGTATGACGAATTGATGGAAGTGGCGGGCAACGTCAAAACCACCGGTCTGCTCAATCCGGAGGAAAGTCATAAAACGTGGCTCCAATGGAAAGCCATGGAGATGGAAGTCGGTCAGCTGAAATCTGCAATAGGGACAGCACTATTACCACTGAGTTCAGATTTGCTACCGGAAGTCACTGAAGGATTTAAGAATCTGGTTGAGGAGATTCAGGCCAACAAAGACACCATCAAGGATGCTATTTCCGGCTGGGGGTCGGCGTTGAAGACTGTGGCAGAAGCCTTGGTATTTGTCGGCGAGCAGTTCAAGAAAGTTTCCGACCATGCCAAGGCCAACAAGTGGCTGATTGAAAATCACACGGCGGCAGCACCTCTTATTGGCATTCCTGTGGTCGGCGGTGCAATCCTCGACAAAATGTATGGGGATGAGTACAAAGCATATCTGGAGGAGCAAAAGGCTCTAAAGGAAAAGGCCGAAGCCGAGAAAAAGGCAGCGGCTGAAGCGGAGAAAAATCGCGAGGCGCAGGAGAAGAATGCAAAGGCCAACCTTTCACGTGCAGCTGCCGAAAAGCAGGCTGCCAAGGCTACGGAAGAAGCCGCAAGGGCCAATGCCCAGCTGACGGATTCCCTATATGAACTTACCCATAACGAACTGGAAAACTCTCTCCATACCATCAACAAAGAGATGGAACAACTTCAGGCAAAAGGCGCAGATACCAAGTTGCTGGACGAGTACAAGCTGGCAAAGCAGGCCAAGGTTTACGAAGATTTTCAGTGGAACGTGGTAGATAGCACTCAGGCCGTTTACCGTACGGATTTACAGAATCAGCTGGCTAATATTGACAGAGAGGCGCAGGCCTATCGGCAAAAAGGCTTGGATGAGGTCAGTACTGCAAACTGGGCAGAGGCCAGCAAAGCTAAAATTAGGGAGCAGTGGGAAAATGAAATTGCATCAAAAATTGACTCTGTCTGGAAGACGGAGCTACAAAACCGCCTTGATGATATCGAACGTGAGAAACAGGCTTGGATTCAAAAAGGGCTGGATGAAGTCAAGGCGACGCAATGGACTGAAAAAGAAAAATTTGACGCCAAAAGGAATGCGGCACTACAGGTACTGCAGGCGCAGAAAGAGGAATTTAAGACGTATCTGGAAGGCGGTCAGCGCGGTCTAGCCGAGTACTACAAACAGGCGCATGGTTTTACAATGGAAGATTTGCAGATGACACCAGAGCAACTGGCAGGTTTTCAACAGGCTAGAAAATCCATGTTGGAAAATCTCCTGCCCAATTTTCGTGACCCGTCTGTCATTGCCACCGAGCAGGAGCAGATGCGCCAAAGTTTCAAGATGACCATGGGAGGTAAGGATTATTCATACGATGAGGTTATGGGCAATATGCAGACGGAAATGCACGGCATGCGGGAACAGATGAACCGAGCTTGTCCTTCAGAATGAGACTGGGCAGGCTCCCCAGCAAGCTGTCACGGCTGCGCCGCATTTGGAGGTCAATGTGAATATCGAAAACGCCGTCACCCAAGATAATGACGGCATAAGATATCTTGCGGACAGCGTGGCCGACCGCATAAGACCTGCTGTAGAAAATGCCTTGGGAGGTGGAGACAATACATATTCAAATTGGTGAGGTCAGGACACTGGATGTAGACACCTGGCAGATAATCCCGGATGACCGTCAGCAGCAAGTGGAAATCATCGGTGGTGTGGCCGTGCAGGATTTCGGTCATATTGAAGCCGGGGATAAGGTTTCCTGCAATGTCACCATGACGATTGTGAACTGGGAGGTTGTTTGCGGTTACTGGAACAGCCGGCAATTGGTGCAGATTACAGATGAAGGCGGCAACGTCTGGCCGTCTATGCGAGTAGTGGTGAAGTCCTATCAGTATGTATCCCGCTTTCCCAAGGCAGTAAAAGCGACATTAGAATTTTGGAGGTTATGACTATGGCAAATCAGCTTCACATCTATTATGGCAATCCCACGGCAGGCTCCACGGATGGCACAGAAGTCAGTTCCGGCACGGAGCTTTCCCCTATCTCCGTCACGCTGGATGCCAGCAAGGAGGAGCAGAAAGCCGTGAAATGCGCTGTCCGCTGTGACAGTGGTTATTACATTGAGGGGAGCACCGCCATCAAGTTTGTTGGTGACGGCTCTGCAAAATGGCGGGCAGCTGCCGACAACAATTATGCTGACGAGGATGCGGCCTTGAAGAAAGCCAGCTGGCAGGAAACGCTCGCTTTGGATGGTGTAACGGACAAAAATACCATCTTCTGGGTCAAGGCAACCAGCAGTAAGGAAGAAAAGCCCCAGAACGACACGTCCGTAGACATACAGGCAGAAGGACTGGTGGTGGCGGTATGAGTTTCAAATACATCAATCCGGGCTATGCAGAGTTTCTCGATGTGGCAGGTGGTACGACCATAGCAGATACGGTCAAAAGCAAAACAGGGATGATGTTTTATCAGCCAACAGATAAAAAGGGGCTGGAGCTTTCTGAAACACCGGCAGAACTTTATGGCAAGTTCGATGTGTACATTCCCAAAAACCGTAATGACTTTTGGATAAAAATTGCCATGCTCGAAACCAATGGCTATGCGTTGGACGGCATGGGATTCGTTAAGAGAGATAATGTCATGTACTTTTTGCGGTATTATAGCGGTAATTCATCCGGTGGTACAGAGGCTTATTCATCCGAGCCGGAGAGGCTAAACCTCAAGCTGAATGCCATCAATACCATTTGGTTTCATGTCAAGACTGGCACTGACGGGTATGTGCAAATCTATGCCAACGGTCAGTCCGTGGAAAAGTTTGACTATGATATCAAATTTGGCAAATCCAAAACATTGGTGGTCTACGCTGATAGTGCTTATGGCGCGCTTTCCAATCTCATTCTGTCCGATACAAAGATTGACCCCAAGGAGCAGGTGGTGCTTCTCCCTGTAGCTGCAACGGAAACCACTATGGCGGCAGGAGAGGATGGAGAGTACATCGCTGATGCGGAGGGGCAGACCATTTTGCAGACCGTAGATACAGTTTCGTTAATCAATGCCTACGGCGCAGATACAATCATCAAGGGTATCGCTGTTATCGGCAATCCAGTCTGTCGCACAGCAGAAGGGCTGTCCGACTTTACGGCGATTCAATCTGATGGAGCAAATATCACAGAGTATGGCACGAAAACTGTTCCGCAGGGAACACCGGGAGTAGTGGCAGACGGTCATGCCCTGTCACTGAAAATATCTGAAATGGCAGACTATAAATTTGGCTGGAAGGCAGGTGCATCGTGATGAGATATATCAATCCGGGCTTAGCGGAGTTCCTGGATGTGGAAGACGGCACGACCGTGGAAGGAACAAAATTCAATCCCGACAATGGTGTAGCCTTATATCAGCCGAAAGCCAATGAGGGAATTGATATTACCTTGGAAACCGCACCGACACATTTCTATGCAAAGTTCGATGTCTATATCCCACCATGGTCAGAAATGTCCGATGGCATCATGGCCGAGGTCGGTTTTTACAGCAATCATTCCGGATATACAGGTTTTTATGGCTGGCAACTTCGTAAATATTCTAGTGACCTTGATCCGCAAGTCATTATCGGCAATAGTTCATCGTATGACAAATATGTGGAGTATAAGGTTGGAGGTGCGCTAAAATTCGACAGCGTCAACAGCTTCTGGATGCACTTCAAGGCAAGGAGCGTTTCTGCTGCCGATGGTGAGTACCAGGTCTATATGAACGGCGAGAAAATCATGGAAAATACGCAGAAATACATTTACATGGATGCCATCAGCAAACTGGTCATTTATGCCACCCCCAATTATGGCAAATGCTATCTGTCCAATATCATCATAAGTTTTGATGAGGAAATCAGCCTCAAGGAAAAAATACAGGCAGTTCCGTTGGGAGATGTTGTGACGGATATGACTGCCCAAGAAGACGGCACATATCTTGCCGATACGGCAGGACAGCAGATTTTGCAGACTGTGGATGTAGAATCGCTCATAGCCCAATATGGGGGCATATCAAAGGTGACGGGAATAGCCATTGGCGGCAGGCCTGCCTATCGGACAGGAGAGGATTTGACACGGCTTACAGGTATTTCCAAGGCTGATGGTGAGCAAGCTGAGCACGGTATCAAGAAACTCCACACCAACATCAATATGGGCATGGCAGATTGTTATTCCGTAAAAACAACCATATCTGACATGGCAGGTATGCAGTTAGGCTGGAAAGCCGGGGTGTAGCCGATGGGCATTGTCATTAAGCCAACAGCATATATTTCCTGGATTCCTTACGGAAAAATTATTCTTCAGCCTACGGATGCCTATATCTCATGGATGCCCCAGGGCAGAATAAGCATTAAACCGCAGATTGCTGCCGCATGGGTGCCGATGGGGAGAATCCACCTCAAGCTGCAAATCATCGCCACTATAGTGCCACCCACCAGCGTACAGGTAAAGGCCACGGCAGATGTAAAAAGGCAGTTAGCACAAGAGAACGCTGTGATTGCAGTTACCAACCGCAGGTTGGTCAGAACAGAGAGTTTTTTCGCTGACACCAAACGGCAGATAGAATCTGCTGTTGTAGCATGGACGAGTGCTGACTTGCGCCGACATATTCTGGTATCAGATAAATCTTCAGCAGATACGGAACGACTGGTCAGTTGCTGCCACGCTACAGCCCATGCAGATACATCTCGAATTCTGTCGATGTGTTTTTGCATACGGCGGGCTAAGTGCCTGCGGCAGATTAACCAAAGGGAACAGGTGACAGCTGACACCATCAGCAGGCTGGGTATAGATGTTTTGTCCATAGCAGATACTTCACGTAAGTTGGGCTGGGGCGAGCCTGCGGTAAGCCATACACGGCGGCAGGTTATAAAATTCCAGTTGCTCTTTGCTGACACATCAATCCGAGTGCCGGTGGTACTGGCGTATGTTGAACCTGCAGTTAAGCCATCACCGGCAAAGAAACTCAAGGCGGCAACATTGCCATCCATCATGGATAATTTTCGTGAGCACGGCATCCGCTCTTTTTCCATGTCGCTAGGTGAACTGACCCTATCGGACAGCTTTCAGCTGGAAACGGTGCAGCCCTTGAACATTGATGATTTTGTGCAGGGGCAAATTTTTGATTACAAGTTCCATTTCCTTGTGGAAGAAACCAGTCAACGGGATTTGGTTCAGACGGTGAAGGGGATGTATTCCAAGGACAAGCTGCTCTACAGTGCCATCAGCTTTTTCGTCAATGAGGTTGAGGTGTCCTACTACGCCAACGGCATAGCCAAGGCGCTGGGACTGAAACTGGATATGTCCTGTGACGATTTCATTCCGTCACAGAACTTTGAGGACAGCGGTATGACTTATCAGGACTTCATATCTTCGTTGTTCGGCTGGACTTCCAAGCTGCCACAGCGTCAAATCAATGTATTCATCCGGGGAGATACCCTGCATATTATCCAACGCGGCAGGGAGCATTCGGTGGTAGACATCACGGACTGGCCACACAGCAGACCGAGCATTGAGCGAAAACTTGTCCGCTCCATCTGGCACAGTACCATGGAAAATGCCAGTAGAGCGCATAATGATGAGGACACCGAGCCGAAAGGCTTCACCGGAACTATCTCACTGGGGGAAATCAGCAGATCTTATTCCAACGGCTTTCTGACCCATGAAACCAATGAGAAGGGCTATACCGATTACGTCTATGACGGTGAATACCTGTCGGAAAAGAGCACCCACAACAAGGACGGCTCCACCAGCCAGACAGAGTATTTCTACGCCAAAACCAACAGAGACATCTACCTCTTTGAAGAAAAAGAGCGCACCACCGAAGCCATAAATGATGGGCTGGAGCATGATATCTACGACTGGACAGATTGGAACAACCAAAATGGTACGGAGCGCATAACCTACCACGCCCCCTTGGGCTACGGTTGGTATTCCACCGTGGTGTATGTGGATGGAGAACTGGAAGGCAGCAGCTTGTCACAGGGTAAGCCCGGCGGCAAGGCCAGCCGTTTCACTATCGACCAGTCCAATCTGAGTCTTGGTGCTGAGTACGATATGGGCGATGACGATGACGGCCCCAAGTACGAATCCCTCATCGACACAGAGTTTCCAGTTATAGGCGAGGATTATCTTTGGGAGCTGACCAAATCCATAGAGTGGCTGAACCGAAAGACGCAGGAGACTGTCACCGTGGAAATTTTGGCTAACATACATAATGGTGTGCCGGATGTGAAGCATATCGTGGATTTTACCGAGCGGATAAAATTCAACGGCAATGAGTATTTCCTGGTGTCCAATGTCGTGGAGCTTACCCCAAGAAGTCTGCGGCAGACAATTAAAATGACGAGGTGGTACTGATGAACGGAATATATGGGCTGGCTGAATCCATCAAGGCTGGCATGAAACGGTCAAAGAAGCAATCCGAGCAGAAAGCCCTGCGTGGCGTTATCCAAGGTGGCAGAGTACATATCGGTGCTCACAGCTATCCCATGAAAGCGGCGGTGGATGTGAATACCGATGACGGCAGTCTGGTCTGGGTACAGTTGGCAAAAAGCGGCACGGCAGTTATTGTAGGAGCGTGAGGTTATGCACAGGACAATAGTAACGGCAGTAGGCAATACCAAAGCACAGGCTGATGGCAAGTGGCTGAACATAATCGGAAATAAAGCTATTGCTGTCGGAGATTTTATCTGGACAGACGGTAGATGTATCTACGGTAACATCTCCGAAGGAGGAGGCGCGGCTCCTGTTATCAATAGCAGTGAGCCGTATGTACCGATTTTCATGGAAGACGGTACGCATTGCCTTTATCACAATGACAAATTGAAAACTGGCAGAAAAGATGCAAAGCATAAACTTATGGCAAATCGTGGCAGTGAGGTCGTGTTCTCGGATGCCTACAGGGGGCTGGATGTTTCCGTTGGTGCTTCTGGGGAAGTGCAGGAACTCAAATACGAGCGGTATTCTCATAGAAATGGCGCATTGGGCTATTGGTTCAAGGATTATGGTGGAAGCATAGGGGCAAAGTTGGGGATTTACTTTGAATGGGAACCGCAAGACCATTATTGGTTGGCCGAAACAGAAACTGCGTTTGAGCAAATGAAATATGCCCAAGTATTGCAGGAAGGTGCAAAGCAGACGGCAGAACGGGCTTTGCTGGAACTGGAAAAGCAGGCTCCGTCTGGTGAGGGGGAATCAATGACCGTCCTTCCGGAAAAAGAATGCAGGATAACCGGTGGCTGGTTTGAATCAGAGCAGGATTACTGTTTATTTTTGGAAGGGAATGCACAGGCGTTATACATGTCGGGCAGAAATCTTGGCATCTATGATGACAGGGAACGATGCTGGCAGGCAGATTTTGGCACACTCTATTCCTTGGCAGTTGAGTACCTGTTAGAAATGGTGGCTACATCGAAGGGGATTACCGTACTGCGAGGTCGACATAACAACAATGGTAGCTGGCGTTTGACGTATCTGCCCTTGGACGAAGAGTATGGTGACCCATATCATTTTGTGGATTCCATTAAAAGTACAGACCTGCGCTTGCCGGACGGTTTCAAGGTGAACATGAGCCGCAGTAACAAGGAGCGAATTGAGTACATGGGCTATGAGCCGGATTCCTACAGCTATGAACTGAAATCAACACAGGGGCAGAAAATCTGTGACATCGATGGCTATGAGCCAGGACAAAGACTGCTGGCCTGCAAGCTGCGCCCAAGGACATGGCTGATGGCTTTTGATGGCAAACTTTACCGTGTCAAAAACGGCGAGAAGAAGCTGATTGAGGGTGACTACTATCACTACAACGCCCGCTTGCGGCCTATGAAGAATTATAAGGACTGGATAAAGGGGGATTGACTTATGGATGCATTTTTAGATATCAGATGCTGGGCAGCAGGAGCAGGAGCTGCTCTTGGGGAGTATCTTGGCAGTTTTGATAGCCTGCTTTATGCCTTGGTGGCCTTTATCGTGACGGACTACATCACCGGGGTGCTCTGCGCCATTGTGGAGAAACGGCTCTCCAGTTCCGTAGGCTTCTGTGGCATCTGCCAGAAAGTCTTCATCATGGCCTTGGTTGGCGTGGTCAACGTGCTGGATGTCCATATGATTGGTGGTGGCTGTGTTCTGCGGACGGCGGTGATATTCTTCTACTGCGCCAATGAGGGGATTTCCATCGTGGAGAATGCAGCAAGGATTGGTCTGCCGGTGCCGGATAAGCTGACGGAAGTCATGAAGCAGCTCAAGAATAAGTGAATATCGGATAGGTTATTGCTCGGTGGGAGAAATCCTGCTGGGCTTATTTTTTTGTCCTGTAGCCGGAAATTTTGATGTTTTACCACGGATATGAGGTGAAGGGATACTTGCTTTTTAGGAATTGCCCTTCACTCCAAGAGCGGTTCAAGGCCGTAGATAATTAATTCATTTTATATGGAGGTAGACATCATGCAGCAGGATTTGGTGAAGGTAATCGAGGGACAAGTAGTGGTAGACAGCCGTGAGGTTGCTAAGAATTTTGGTAAGGCACACGGAGACGTATTGAAGAACGTGGATGTTTTAGTGAGGGAAAATTCCCTTACTAAAAATATGTTCTATGAAGACAGCCGCGAATATCGTGGACAGCAGTTTCGTTATTTCGTTATGAACCGCGATGGCTTCAGTCTGCTTGTGATGGGATTTACGGGGAGTAAGGCGCTCGAGTGGAAAATCAAATATATTCAGGCATTCAATGCCATGGAAAAAGCTTTGACTGAGCGCAATATGCAAGGGCTTAAGGCATCAACCACGCCCGTTGGCGATGCACTGGAGGATGCTGTGAAAGCCAAGGCAGCCATTCTTCAGCTGGTCACAGGCATCAAGGATGGGGTGGCAACGTTGCAGGCTCTGGAATACGCCGAACGTTTGCATGGTATCAACATGGAGCCATTGCGGGGGCTTTTGCCACCAGCAGAACACAAGGTGGGGAGCTACAATCCTACTCAATTGGGAGCACATATTGGTCTTAAAGCCCAGGCAGTAAATAAGCTGTTATTTGAGCGTGGATGGCAGAGGCGTGAAGGTAAGAAGTGGCGTCTGACTGAGGTTGGCAGAGCCTATGGTGAAGAACTGCCGTTTAAGCGCAACGGTCACAGCGACTATCGTATCCTGTGGAATGAAGACGCTTTATCGGAACTGATGACAAATGCGGAGGTCGAGTGATGACAGAACAACAGCAAAAAGAAATCAAGGCTCTGAGACAGGCAGGGCTGGGGTATAAGAAGATAGCGGCAGCCATGTCTCTGTCAGAGAATACCGTCAAGTCCTATTGCATCCGAAATAAGCTAAAGGCAGGTGATGGGCAGATGGTTTGCTTGGAATGTGGCCAGTCCATTACGCAGCCTACAGGTCAGAAGGGGAAGAAGTTCTGCTCCGATACTTGCCGCATCAAATGGTGGAATCATCACACTGATTTGATGAAGGCCAACAACGTCTGTACTCATTGTGGTAAGCCCTTCCACGGCAGAAAGGGAAGAAAGTTCTGCTCCCACGCTTGCTACATAGCAGAAAGGTTCGGTGAAGCCCATGTCTCATGATTTGATGCTGAAGGAGGCCAAGTATCAGTCAGCCATGCAGGTGTTTCGTGGCTGGTTGGAATAGGGCATTATCACACAGGCGGATTATGTCAAGGCAGAGCAGTTGATGCGCGAAAAATATCATCCGCTGCTGGGTACATTATTCTCGGACATGGCGTTGACTTAGGCTCAGCGTAGAGTGATATATAGTAGGAAAGGAGGGCATGCTCATGAAGAAGATAGAACGTATAGAGCCAAAGGTCCCGCAGATTAAGCGGAAAAAGCGTGTAGCAGCGTATGCACGGGTATCTGCAGAATCAGACCGGTTGACGCATTCCCTGTCAGCGCAGATTAGCTATTACAGCGAACTTATTCAGAATAATCCGAAGTGGGAATATGCTGGCGTGTATGCGGACAGTTTCATTTCCGGCACCAGCATCAACAAGCGGTCAGAATTTCAGCGTATGGTGGCTGATTGTGAGGCTGGAAAGATTGATATAATCCTGACCAAGTCCATCAGCCGTTTCGCAAGAAATACGGTTGACCTTCTTTCTACTGTTCGGCATCTCAAAGCCATTGGGGTGGAAGTACGATTTGAAAAGGAGAATATCCGCTCCATGAGTTCGTCCGGCGAGATTATGTTGTCTATCTTGGCAAGTATTGCACAGGAAGAAATCATCAACTACTCGGAAAATGTGAAGTGGGCAAAGCGGAAAAGATTTGAGCAGGGACTTCCCAATGCAAAATTCTGTATTTACGGGTACAAATGGGTGGGGGATGAGATGATTATTGTCCCCGAAGAAGCCCTTATTGTTAAACGTATATATCAGGATTATCTTTCTGGTAAGTCGACAGCAGATATAGCCTGTGAACTTTCCAGCCAAGGCATTATAACTAAAAGAGGCAAGCGATGGAGTGGCAGTAGTGTCAACTACATCCTGAAAAATGTTCACTATACAGGCAATCTGATTCTGCAAAAATATTATGTGGAAAATCCTCTTACACACAAACTCAAGAAAAACGATGGGGAATTGACCCGTTACCTGGCTGAAAATACACATGAAGCTATCATTGATAAAAAAACATTTGATATGGTACAGGAAGAATTTGCAAATCGTAAGAGTAGATGCAAAATCAATGCATCCTGTTTTACCATGAAAATTAAATGTCCATTTTGTGGACGAAGCTATGTCTATTATCAATACAAAAATACATCGAATGAATATTGGGCACACTGGAAAAAGGTGGGGATATGTTCTGGGAGCGAAAAGATAAATCAAGAAGAGCTCAAGCGGGTATGTGCAAAAGTGTTGAACATAGAAGAATTCAATAAAGAAGTATTCCTAAAAAATGTAGATTATATCAGCGTGCCCAAACGAGATGTTTTGGAATTTCATTTTAAGAATGGAGAAATAAAAACAGAAAGATACCGACCATAGTAACTTTCATCGCGTATAGAACGAGGAGGATGAGTATTGTGGCAAGAAAGATAACGACTATTCCCGCAACCATTAATAAATTTACGGCCGCACCTATCGCCAGCAATGTAAAGCGGAAAGTAGCGGGATATGCTCGTGTCAGTACAGATACGGATGACCAGATATCCAGCTACACCACACAGGTCGATTACTATACGAAATACATCAAAGAACGAAAAGATTGGGATTTTGTTGGCATATATACCGATGAAGGTGTGACAGGAACTTCAACGAAAAAGCGTGAAGGATTCACACGTATGATAAAAGATGCTTTAGCAGGAAAAATACAACTTATCATCACAAAATCGGTGTCCAGATTTGCCAGAAATACAGTAGACTGCCTTACAACAATAAGAAAACTAAAAGCTGCCGGAGTTGAGTGCTACTTCGAAAAAGAGGGAATCTGGACACTGGATTCGGCTGGCGAACTTCTCATAACGGTGCTCTCATCAATCAGCCAGGAAGAAGCTCGGAGTATTTCGGAGAATACCACCTGGGGGCAGAGAAAAAGCTTCGCTGACGGCAAAGCAAGAGTTCCTTACAAGCGTTTCCTTGGATATGACCGGGGCGAAGATGGCAATCTGGTCGTAAATCCTGAACAAGCAAAGGTAGTGAAGCTCATCTACAAACTTTTCCTTACCGGACTGTCCTACAATGCTATTGGCCGCGAACTCATGAAACGGGGCATAAAATCACCAGCGGGCAAAGATAGATGGTATTCTAATACGGTGCAGAGCATTCTTACCAGCGAAAAAATGAAGGGAGACGCACTGCTGCAAAAGAAATTTACCGTGGATTTCCTGACCAAGAAAGTAAAAAAGAATGAAGGGGAGATTCCGCAGTACTATGTAACGGGCAACCACGAAGCAATTATACCGCCAGCGACCTTTGATTTGGTACAGGCTGAGATTGAACGACGCAAGAATGGCAGGGGAAAAGGCGGATATAGCGGGGCGACCATATTCTCCAATCGCATCAAGTGTGGGGCATGTGGTCACTGGTATGGGTCCAAGGTCTGGCATAGTACGGACAAGTATCGGAGAGTCGTATATCAGTGTAATAACAAGTTCGCAGGGGCAAAGAAATGCCCCACGCCACATCTGACGGAGAGAGAAATCAAGGAAGCCTTTGTTAAAGCGGTGAATAAGCTACTGGAAGGCAAAGATGATATGCTGGAAAATATCCGGCTGGTACAGAAGCAGATATGTGACACGTCAGACCTTGAAGCTGAAAGCCAACGGCTTATGGATGAAATGAATGTTCTATCGGATAGAGTGCAGAAATGCATCAGTGAAAATGCCCGCATAGCCCAAGACCAGACGGACTACCAGAAACGCTATGATGAACTGGTCAATCGTTATGAGATGACCAAAGCCAGCTATGACAGGACAGAAAAATCCATCAAGGCCCGGCATGCTAAGGCAGAGCGGCTTGGGGCATTCGTCAAAGCACTGGCCGCCCAAGACGCATCAGTAACGGAGTTTGATGAAGGCTTGTGGGGAACGATTGTGGACTTCATGACCGTATACAGCAAGGAAGATATCAGCGTAACATTCAAGGATGGAACAGAAATTCATATAGGGTAA